ACGAAGCCGGCGCGCACCTGGCGGATCAGCGCCAGCGTGTCCTTGAGCGGGTCCACCATCTCCGGCGCCGGCGGCGTGTTGATGACGCGCGGCATCGGCTCGGGCCAGAGCCCGCGCCGCGCGCCCTGCGCGTGGAATCGGCGCGTCACGCGCCCGATCATCAGCGGGATCAGCAGCGTGTACTGGATCTGCTCGAGAAGCCGGCGGAACTCGATCTTGCCCGCGCGCAGGCTGGAATAGTTGGCGCGCGTCAGGTCGCCCGACACCTGGTCGTAGCTGAGGCCGGTGCCGACGGCCACCGCCTCCAGCGCGCGCGCCGCGAATCCGGCATGACTGCCGCCGCCCGTGGGCGCGATGGTCTCGATCTGCCGATCGCCGCGGCCGTAGAGGATCTGCTGCGGCTCGATGGCCTCCACCAGCCGGCCCTGCGCGTCCGTGAGCACATCGGCCCTGCTGTCGGCCGTCAGGGTGCTGTCGTCATCGCCGCCCGTCACCACCAGCGCCAGGCAGGCCTCGACATAGGCCTTGCGCAGCAGGGCCGTGTCGTATTCGGCGAGGTCGCGCAGCGTCCACAGGATCGGAGCGAGCCAGGAGACGTCGCGCAGCTGGCCGGGACGGCGGCGGCGGAAAAGGTGGATTACGTCCTCCGCTGGCACGCGCACGCGCTCGGCCGACGGGCGGCGCCAGGTCGGCCAGTCGTCAAGCTGCGGAAGCAGGTGGTAGGCGATGGGGCGGCCGAAGCCGTCCGTCTCGATGCCCTGGATGATGGCGCCTTCGGCGAGCTGGCGCGTGTGCGACCAATCCAGCCGGTCGCCCTCCATCACCTGGATGCGCAGGCCGACGGGGTTCTCCGGCGTGGCTGGCACGCGGCGCAGCCATAGGATCGCCTCGCCACTCTCCACCATCGCCCGCACGGCGAGCGCCTGCAGGCCGGGCCAGTCCGTCATGCCCTCGTTGTCGCACTCGGTGGACTGCGACCAGGCGGACCACATGGCGCGGTGCGGCGCGTCGGGCCATTGCGTGGTGATGCCGGTGCCGACGAGGTTCGCGGCCCACAGGTCCACGACGCGCGCGGCATAGGCGTTGTTCCGGACGGCGTCGCGCGCGCGGGCGGCCACCGTCTGGCCAGCGCTGGCGATTGCCGCGTTCGGGCCGCCGCGCGGCGGCGTCCATGGCGCACGCCCTGGCGGCTGGCGCGCGGCGGCGTAGGACGCCGAGCGGAGCGCTAGCAGCGGCGTGCGGCCGGCGAGGCCAGCGAGCGCATTGCGGAGGCGGGCTGCGATGGTCATGCGAACACGCCGACCAGGCCGCTCGCATCGGCAGCACGCCGTTGCGAAAATCCGCGCCCGGCACGCGCTGCTCGAACGGGGACACCCCCGAGCAGCATCCGCGCGGCAGTCGAGACGAAGGGCATCCTCACCACCCGCCGTCGCGCGCGCCGACCTGCGCGATCGTCACGCGCGGCCGGCGCGACGACGCGGGCAGGCTGGCGGCATGCAGCGCCGTCAGCGCGCGCTCGATGTCGGCAAGCGAGCGGTATTCGACCGTCCGCCCATCCACGGTCACCCGCGTCGTGCCCGTGGCGTAGGCGTCGTACAGGGTGCGTGCGGCCGTGCCCGACGTCTGCGCCTGTGCCCAGACCAGCGTGTCAGCGAATGCCATGACCCCTCCTCACCACGCCGCGCCGAAGCCGGCGCTCCAGCTCCGCGGCCGCACCGCGGGCGGCGGCCTCGGCGCCGCCGCCGGCGGATGCGAAACGGTTTCGCTTTTCACCGGCGGCGGCATCATCGCCACAGGCGGCGCCGGCGCGTGATCCGGCGCGTCCTCCGCGTCCTCCATCTCGGCGTCGGGCTCGCCGAGCGCCAGCGCATGCTGCAGCACCGGCGCCCGCGGGGCGGCCATGGCCACCGCCGCCGCCAGCTCCTGCCAGCGCGCGTCGGACCAGCGGTCCACACCGAGCAGCACCGCCGCCGCGCGGGCGTAGACGCGGCAGTCCAGCGCCTCGTTCCGCTCGCGCGTCTTCACCCACTCCAACCGCAGCGCGCCGTTGCGGGCCTTGCCGCGGCGCAGCTCCTCGGCCACCAGCTGGCGGCAGAATTCCTCGCCCGCCACATGCACCGGCAGGTGCACGTAGCCCGGCGGGAACGGCTCGCCGCTCTCCGCCGTCGGCCGGTCAAGCCGCAGGTGGCCGTAGAGCTCGCCCTTCAGGTAGGACGATCCGACCAGGAACGGCTTGAGCCGCCCGATCCGCTGGCCGTTGCGCTTGACGTCCACCTTGCCGCCGGGCGCGATCGCCTGCGGCAGGCCGTCGCGGCCCTTGACCGCCACCGCGCGCCGCACGCCCACCCGGCGGACAAAGGCGTAGACCTCGGCCGTCGAGACGCCGTCCGAGCTGTCCACCGCGGACAGCGCGATCGGCACCGCGCCGCCCGCCTCGTGCGGGTAGGACGCGTTGAGCAGCGTCGCCATCTGCTCCCAGGTGCGCCACAGGAACGGCGATCCGTTGATGACGACGTGGTCGACCAGCCACGATTCCCGCGCCCGGCCCCAGCCCCAGATCGAGGCTTCGAGCCGGTCGCGCTGCACGTCCACACCCGCCGTCAGCACCAGCGCCCCGGCCGGCACGGTGCCGGGCAGCCATTGCTCGCGGCGGTCGTAGAGCCGCTGCCACTCCGGCGCCTCGCCCGCCACGCGCCAGGCGCGGCCGAGCTTCTGCTGCACGAAGGTCTTGATCTTCTCCTGATCGCCGTGGACGCGCTCCCATTCCTCGGCGAGATCGGCCCAGGACAAGGTCGGCGAGTAGAGGCCGGACAGGCTGTAGCCCGCGTGCAGATCGACCATCTCCGGCCGCTCATGCACCCACGCGCCCGCCGCCAGCATGGCCGGCTTGTGGGCATGCGCGATGCCGGCGCCGCAGGCGACGCAGTGGTACTCGGCGTCCAGCGGGCGGCCTTTCGGCCAGCGCAGCGATTCCCATTCAAGCGCCTGGCGCTCGCCGCAATGCGGGCACGGCACCAGGTAGCGGCCCTTCGAGGAGCGCTCGTATTCCTCGGTGACGCGGCAGGAGCCTTCCTCGGCCGGCGTCGAGACCTTGATGATCTTCTCCCGTCCGGCATAGGCGATGGACCGCGCTTCCAGCTGGGCGACCGGGTCGCCGCGGCCGCCGGTGTCGATCGGATAGTCCGACACCTCCTCGCAGATCAGCACGCGTGCCGAACGCATCTGCAGGTTGGCCGAAGAGGCCGCGGTGAGCAGTTGCAGGTAGCCGCCGGGGAAGCGCTTGAAGGTGACGGTCGAGGCCTCGTCGTCGCGCTCCACTTGGTCGCGCACCCGCTCCCGCAGCCGCGGCGTCGCCGCGATCATCGGGTCGAGCTTCAGCCGGTTGTAGCCGCGCACCATGTCGATGGACGGCAGCATCGTCAGAACCGAGGTCGGCGTCTCGGCCATGATCTGGCCGATCAGGTTCAGCGCCGCCTCGCTGCCGCCGAGCTGCGCGGCCTTGACGAAGGTCACGCGCCGCGCGGGATGCGACAGCGACATCACCTGCATGATCTCGCGCAGGTAGGGCACCCGCGCCGTGTTCCACCGCCCGGGCCATGGCGAGCCGCTCTCGGCCGGCACGATCCGCTCGGCCTCGGCCCACTCGGCCACATCGCGCGGCGGAGGCACGTCGCACGCGTCCGCGACGGCGCGGAGCAGCAGCTCCTCGGCGTCAGGCGGCGCTGCGTCGGGCGGCATCCTCCAGGAACTCCCTGTTGACCTCGGCCATGTTGCGCCGGAGGTGATCGGACAGTCGGTCGGCGATGCGACCTGCGTCCGTCATCTGTGCCAGCTCGATGGCCAGGTCCGCAAAGCCATCGGCGATCCGCGCCGTCGCGCGCTGGAACACGGCGACCGCGGCGCCGCGAACCGCATCGGCATGCAGCAGGCGGCCCTGTCGCTCCTGCAGCTGGAGCTCCGCAAGCGCGGCCTGCGCCTTCTCTCGCCGGGCCCGCTCGACGGCATAGACCGGCGCATCGGGATCTGCGAAGGCCGCCACGGGCGGCGCAAGGCTGTCGGCCTCGGCCCCACCAGGCGGGCCGAGCATCTGGTCCGCCAGGATGATATTGATCCGCCCGTTTGCCATCAGCGCCGGCGGAGCAAGCTTGCCGGTCTTGATGAGCTTCGAGACATAAGCCGCGGAGCACCCCCGGTGCGCCGCATACTCGATCTTTCGGACCACACCGACCGCGGGCTTACGCGGCTCTGACATGGTCAACCTCATTGAACCTGTTTTTTGAACCGGCGCACTAGCAAACTGGAGCGCTTTCGCCGCCCGCTTACGCCAAGCGCGGGAAGGACCCGGCGGTCAGCGCCGAACCTGCTGACAAGCAAAGGTCTTTGCCACCCTCAAAAGCGTCGCGCCCGAGGGTCTTGCTGACCTTCGGGCGCGGTTCGGCTAATATCGATCTCGTAGCGCGAAACTTTACCGTCCGTCAAGCGGCACGCGCGACCGCAAATCGTGCAGCCATGCCAGCTGGCCACCCGGCCTTTGCGCAATACGCCGACAGGCTCAGGCGCAGCCGCTCCAAGACCGTGCTGATGCGCCCGCCGAAGCGACGCTGCAGCTCCGTCACGCCCCAGCCGTCGACGCACACCAGCAGGGTGGCGTCGGCCAGGCTCGCGCGATGGCGCGGACGGACCGGCTCCCGCTTGGCCCAATCATGCCACTCGCGAAAGCGCCGCTCCATGTCGAGGTACGCCTCCGGCCCGGCAATGACGCCACGATCCGTGCGCTCCGCATATCCCGCCACTTGGCGCCCGCGGGCGGGCTGCGTGGTGATGTAGGATACCAGGCCGATCTCGCGGCCGGCCCGGTGTTCCTGCGGGGTGATGTCTCCGGCCTCGGCCAGGCGAGCGAGCCCGTCGCGCGCGGTGTTGCGCGGCCGATGATCGCCACTCTCGGCCGGCGGGCGGCGCAGCAGCGCTTCCTGCCGCGCGCGGTCGAGCACATAGGCGACCTCGACATCGGTCATGCAGTAGGGGCCGGGGCCCGTCTGCTCGATCGTGCGCTTTTCGATCCTCAGCGTCATGCCACCGCCCTCCGGTACCGCGTGATGTCCGGCCGTTCGCCGGTGCAGCCGTCCTGCGTCCAGGCGATCACCGCGTTGTGGTAGCGGCCCATGTCGATGTCGTCATAGGCCTCCGTCGCCAGCACGACGCGCGGCGCCTGCGCGGCCTCGACCGCGTCGCGCACCGCGGCGGCGAAGTAGCGCATGCTGCCGATGACCTTCCCCTGCGCCCTGGCCTTACCCGCGACCTCGCCGACCACGCGGCGGAGCAGCTCGGGCGTCGCGCCCAACGCCAGCCAGGCCCGCACGTCCTGGAACACGAAGGCGCTGCGCACCGCATCCAGCCCGGCCATGCCGGCGAGTTCCTGCCCAAGAGCGGCCACGTCCGCCGGTTCGGTTTCCTCGCGCGGCGGAGAGACAGACAGTTCAGACTGTTCTTCAGAGTCTGAGTCAGACAGACGCGCGCGCGAGCTTTCCGCGTTCGGTTCCGTGGGTTTCGGCAGCGGCATCAGGAACGCGCCCTGGCGGCGCCGCAGCGCCTCCTCCGCCGTCTCTCCCTTCCGCGGCCGTCCGCCGCGCAACCCGTTGATCCGGGCCGCAGTCGTGCGTGCCGCCTCGGCCGCCGCGTCGGGCAGTCGGAGGAGGCCGGCGGTTTCGTCGGTTTCGACAAGCCCGCGGTTGCGAAGGGTTGGGAGATGGGTTTCGACATCGGTTTCCCAGACGGCAACCGCGATGGAAACCAGCATGGCGAACCGCGCTTCGGTTCCGACGCGGAGCAGCCCGACCTCCGGTGAGGCGAGCGCCGCCCGCATCAGCTTCACCCACAACATCTGCGCCGCGGCCGGAAGCGTACGCAGCCGGACATCGGCGTCGAGGCGCGCGAGCAGCCGCTCGCAGGGGCAGGACTTCGGCATGGTCTCTCCTTCACGCGGGCGGCAGCGCCGCGTCCTCATGCTCTTCGTGGAACCAGGTGGTGCGGGCGGCGAATCGCAGGTCCGCCGAGCCGCCGGGGCCCTGACGCTGCTTCGCGAGCAGGATCAGCGCACGGCCCGCCGCGGCGCGGAGCTGCTCCAGGCGCTGCGCCTCGCGGATCTGGAAGCGGTCCTCCGCCTCGCCGGGAGCGCGCTCGATGGGTTTCGCCAGGTAGTATTCGGCGCGATGGATGAAGGCGACCAGGTCTGCGTCCTGTTCGATCGCACCGCTGTCGCGCAGGTCGGTCAGCACCGGAATCTTGTCGTCCCGCTTCGCCGCCTCGCGGTTGATCTGCGCCAGCATCAGCACCGGCACGCCGAGGTCCATCGCCATCAGCTTGGCGGCCCGGCTGATCTCGCCGAGCTCCACCGCCTTCGGCGTGTTGGGCGACATGCCCTCGGGCGGGCGCAGCAGGCCGAGATAGTCGATCACCACGAGGTCGAGCCCGCCGCGGGACGCCTGACGCGACGCGGCGGCGCGGATCGTGCCGATCGTCGGGCTGCCGGCGCGCAGCATGGTGATGGGCAGCGCCGCCGCCGCCCGGCGCGCCTCGATCAGCCGGCCGTTCTCCGCCGCATCCAGCGGGCGGAACGCGTTGCTGCCAGGGTCGAGCACCACGCCGCGCAGCACCGCGCCGAGCGGCAGGCCGGCCAGCGCCGCGATGATCCGCGCCCCCACGCCTTCGGGCCGCATCTCGCAGGAGACGAACAGCACCTTGCTGCCCCGGTGCGCGGAGCGCGCCGCGATGCCGGCGCCGAGCGCCGTCTTGCCCATGCCGGGACGCCCGGCGAGGATCAGCAGGTCACCGGGCCGCATGCCACCGGTCCGGTGATCCAGCGAGTCATAGCCCCAGCTGATGCCGGCGAGACCGCCGCCGCGCGCCACGGCCTCCTCATGCTCGCGCAGCACGGCGGCCGTGACGTCGGCCATGTCGCGCGGCTCGGCGGAGACCCCAGTGCGAACGGACTCCTCGACCCGGAACAGCCGGTCCTGCAGGGAGCGGAGCACCGCCATCGCCTCGGTGCCCGCGCCGAACCAGGCCTCGACCGCCTCGGCGCCGACATCGATGCCCTGGCGCCGCACCCAGGCATCCACGATCTGCGCGGCATACTCGCCGGCGAGCCGAGGGCTGACGCAGGCGGTGACGAGCTGCGCGAGATAGGCGACGCCGCCCGCCTCCTCCAGCACCGGGTCATTCAGCAGGCGGTTGCGCAGCGTCACCGGGTCGGCGACGCCGCCCTGCTCGATGACGTCGCAGGCGACGCGGAAGATGCGCGCATGCGCCAGGTCCGCGAAATGCTCCGCCTTGAGCGCGCCGAGCCGCGCATGCACGCCGTTGTGGATCATCAGCGCCCCGAGCAGCCCCTGCTCCGCCGCGAGGTTGGTCGGCGGCAGGCGCTGGGAGAGGCCGAGGAGCGGGGCGGTCATCGGGCTAACCCGCGGACTCCCAGTCGAACAGGCCGCACTGCACCGCCTTGCTGATGCGGCTCAGCGCCGCAAGCTGCTCGCGGGCGCGGCCGAGTTGATCCTTCAGCCGCAGCCTCGCGATGCGCTTCATCGCCTGAATGTCGGTCTTGCTGAACTCCTGCGCGGCCGCGTCGTGCAGCACAGCCTTGAGATCAGCCGCGGCATCCTCCTGCGCCCGCATGCACTCCTCCATGCGGTCGACGAGCGATCTGGCGATGGTCGACCTGTTCAGGTCGCGCCGTCCCGCCACGTCACGCTTCGGCGCGTCCATGTCGTTCTTCACGTCACGATCTCCTTCCGGTTCCAGCCGGGCGGTCATGGCCCGCTCCCCGCCAACTCCAGGCTGATCTTGCGGACGACGGACCGCGGCACGTCGCGCCATCCGCGCACGCGCAGCACGAAGCCGTCGGGCGTCACGAGCTCCCGCGCGAAGGGCTCCGGGTCGCCCTCCGACGTCTCGATCGCCAGCACGTTCACCCGCACCCCGGCGGCGGCGGCGGCGCCGCGGGCCTCGGCGGCGCCGCGTCCCATGTTCGCGGGCCCGTCCGTCGCCACGTCGATGATGCCCTCGCCCTGCGCGCAGGGCGCGCGGGCGAGGGCGTCGAGCGCGACGAACACCGCCTCGCCCGTCGCCGTCCCGCCCCTCAGGCTGCGCTCCGCGCCACGGAGCTCGCGGGCATAGGCGTAGGCGTCGGGATCGCGCGACAGCACGCGCCAGGGCGTAAGCGGCCGCGCAATGTCCGAGAACTCGTAGGCGCGCACCGCGACGGGGCCGGCGGCGCGGATGGCGCGGCGCACCTCGGGGGCCTCGAACGCGGCGGCGTGGCCTTCCTGCAGCGTGTCCCACGCGGGCGGCGGCACCGAGGCCGAGGCGTCGAGCAGCAGCACGAGGGCGAGCGCGCAGGGGCTCATGCGGCGCACCTCGCCATTGCCGAGCGGGCGAGCGACAACAGCAGGTCACGGAATTCGACGGGAGTGGCAGCGCGCTCCCGGCGGGAAAGCCTCTGGCATATGCCCGTCCGGACAGCGCGGCGGCGCTCCTCGGCGGTGTGGAACCCGTCATCCAAGCGGGCGAATTCGCCGCTCGCCCGCCCCCATCGCAGCGACCGGAGATCGCAGCCCACTGCATACAGCCACGTCGCCTTCCGGGCACGGTGACCGTAGGCGCCCTGCTCGACGCAGCACGTCCACCCGCCATGCCAATCGGCGGCTACCCAGCCGCCAGAGCGCGGCGGGGCGTTCAACCCGAACGTAGCCCATGCATGGCTGTCTGCGGGATGCTCCAGGACGCCCCCCCATGCGCGGACGGCGGCAAGAGCCGCGGCAAAACAACCGCCGTCATCACCAAGGCGCTTTCGCTCACCGCGCCACGACGGGCCGCCGAACCAGTAGCGGCCCCAACGCTCGCAGGGCGGATGCGCCACCACCGGCCACGGCCCGGCATATCGCCGCGCGTCCCGCTCCTCGTCCCATGCGTCAATGCCGGGCTGGTCCCAGTAGCATCCGCCGCGCTGCACGTAGAGCGCGGCGATCATCGCGCACTCCCCGGAAAATCCCGCCGCCGCGACGTCTGGCGAGCCGCGGCGGCGGTAGTGGACATGGAGGAGACGCCACATTGCGCGGGCCGCTCGCCCGCCCCGGCGGGATGGCGCCCGCCGAGCTTGTCGGGGCGGCCGGGGCCGCCCGCATTCCGTTCCGCCACCCGCGCCAGCACTTGGCCGACGACGGCGGCGATGACGTCGCGCATGTGGCGGGGGCCGCTCACGACGCCTCCCGCACACTGCTGCCGATCGCCCGGTGCCGCTCGCACCATGGCCGCGCGCAGCCGGGGCTGATCGGCTCGCCGCAGTAGAGATGCGTCGCCCGCTCCTTCAGCCCCCAGAGCGGCCACAGGCAGCCGCCGCGCACCAGATCGCGCGGGATCGGCGGCGGCGGCGCGGCCGGCGCCCGCTCGCGAGGAGCGCGCGTGGCGAGCCGCGAGGCGAGGTTGCACAGCCTTCGCGCCGGCATCGCCGCCGGGTTCCGCGGCAGCTTCCACAGCCGGACGAGGTAGCTGACGCGGTTGTGCGACCACCCCTCGCCCATCCGCCGCGCCACCTCCCCTGCCGACAGGCCGGAGAACGACAGCCCAGCCAGCGCCTCGCGGTCCTCCGGCGTTGCCGCCGCCTGCGCGATGCGCTCGCCGCGCAGCCCGGGCGGCAGGCCGCGCTGCGCCAGGCCCATGCGGTGCACGCGGCCGATCACGGCGCTCTTCGTCCACCCCAGCGCCTCGGCGATGCGGCCGGCGGACAGCCCGCTCTCCCACATCTGCCGCAACAGCCGGTCCGTCTCCGGCGTGTGCCGACTACGGACGGCGCCGGAGCCGGCGGGCGCGGGCGAGGCACCACTCCGCGGCGTCGAGACAGCGCTCACCGCACCACCCCCAGAACCGCCCCGCGCGGGTCCACAGCCAGATCCGCATTCGCCGCCTCCAACGCCGCCAGTTCCTGCTTGAGCCGCTGCGCCCGGTCGCGCCGCAGCGCCGCCTCGGCCTCCAGCAGGGCGAGGTATTCATGCGCCTCGATCCGCCGCGCCTCCCCGGCGTAGAGGCCGCGGGCGCGACGCTCCCCGCCGACGAAGCCGCCGAGCGGGCCGAGGCCGCGCTTCCGGCCGTGATGGACGACATAGGCGGCGGCGATGGCCTGCGCCTCGCGGACCACGGCCTCGGCTGAGATTGCCGCGCGCGCGGCTGGGATTGCCGACATCTCGGCTAGCCTCCTGTGCTGTGTTCAGGGCGTGACGAGCGCCACCCGAACCCGAGAAAGGACCAAAACAGGCCGGCCCGGCGTTGCAGCGCCGGGCCGCGCCGCGTCAGGATGGGCGGGCAAGCATGGAGCGACCGATGCCCACCGCCCTTCGCGCCTTCGCATGGATCTGCTGGCTGTCGGCGGCGATGGTGCTCGCCTTCGCCCTCTACGAATGGGGCAGCCTGCCGCCCCGCCTCACAGCCGCGGAACGCACCCTCGCCTCCCAGGCGATCGGCGCGCTCATCGGGACCGCCGTCTCGCTGCTGATCCTCGGCACGCTGCTGCGGGCGAGCGCCGAGACGCTGGACCTGCTGCGCCGCGCCGTGCGGGCGTTGGAATACGCCGCGTCCCGGCCGCCGCGCCACGGCGGGGGCTGAGCGGAAGAGGCGCGCGGGCATCGTCAGGCGGCCTCGGGCGCGGAGGTCGAGCGGAGGCGGTCGCGAAGGCCCTCCGCGCCCGGCGGGGTCCAATCCAGCCCGGCGTCGAGCGCCATCCGCCAGAGCGGGAAATGCCACTCCGCCGGCAGGCGCTGCCGCCGCACGGCGTTGGACACGGCTTGGCTCGTAACACCCAGCCGCGCGCCAACCGAAACCGGTCCACCAAGAGCCCTGATGAGATCGCGTACCTGCATGGCCGGCAGAATGGCACGTTACGTTTCATCCGGTCAAGCGAGACGTGCCGTGATGCCGAAGCACGCCGCGGACACATTGCGGGCCATGCCCAAGCCAAAGAATCCTGACGACCTGCTGACCCACACGGGGCTGCGGCTCAAATGCGCGCGGCTGGCCCTGGGGCTGACCCAGGAGGCGCTCGCCGCCGCGATCGGCGTGAGCCGCGAGACGTTGAACAACTATGAGCGCGGCGCGCGCACGCCGGACCCCTTCGCGATGGCGCGCCTGGAACTTCGCTACGACATCCGCATGGGATGGATTTATTCCGGCGACATCCGCCACATCCCGCACGAGACGCAAACCGCGCTGCTGCACCACGCCGCGCGACTCAAGGCACAGCTCGGCGGGCTGTATGCCGGCGGCGCGCCGCCGGCCGAACAGATGCTGGCGCTGCCAGCCCCGCGCCCGAGGCGCACCACGCTGCACGAGGACGCAGCCCCGGCCGCGTCACCCCTGCCGGGCGCCCACCGATGAGGCGCCTGGCGGCAACAGCGTTGGCCGCAGCGCTTTGCTGGCCGGCGTCGGCGCAGCGCATGGAGCTCGACCTGACCCCGCGTGAGCGCGAGATCCTGCGCCAGGAAATCCTTCGCGCCGGCTTTGAGTGCCCCGCCCTCAACCTGGTGCACAGCTTCGGCCTGGGTCCCCGAGGCGCCATGGTCCGGGCCTGGTGCGGTCCGCCCGGCACCAGGAATGTCTATTCCCGTCTCGTCTACCGCCTGGACCTGCAGTCCATGCCGGGCGGGCTGACGCGCGTTTGGGTGCGGCTTTGGGACGGAGACCCACACCGCGTTCCAGAGCGGTGAAACGCTACGTTGCATTTTCCGCTTGCGGTAGGTAACGCATCGTGTCAATGATCCCTCCGCCACCCCGGAGGGACACATGCCCGCACGCCAAGCCGCCTACGACGCCGCCACCCTCGCCGCCGAGCAGGACGCGGCCTTCGCGCTCACCGCGCCGCCGAGCGCCGCGCGCATCGCGGCCTATGTCGTGGCGACAGACGGCCGCCTCATCCGCATC